CACACACCAAGCCAAGAAAGAGGCCTCACGCCGTTCCGGTTCTTCTGATGGATGGGCCAAGGCAGCCGAGTCTGCCAAGGGCGCGAGGGTCGCGCAGCGCAAGGAGCGGCGCGCGCGCAAGGAAGGGAAGGTCACGGCAAGGCTCGAACAGGCGGTCAAGAAGCGCGGCTCAGGCGGAGTCACAATCGAGGGCCCACTGACCGAGGGGCAAAAGACCTTCGGCGCAGAACTCGCCAAGCTGACCGGGATCGACCCCCAGGTAATTGGCGCGTGGATGCTCAAGGAGCAGTCGTGGGACTACGCGGAGGGCTACGAGAAGGCCAACTACCACAACTGGCTCAACATCCAGCCGGTCCAGGTCGGTGGCTCGGAAAGCATTGACTCTCACGACCCTGCGTTCAACGATCCAAAGACGGGGGCGAGGATCACCGCTGACTTCATCAAGGGCAAGGACTACACCCCCGGAGGCGGCGCCTCGGATGAACTTGCCGCACAGATCGCCGCTCTGCCGAACGCTGGCTCCGCCGAACAGCAAGCCGCCGCGCTCGGCGCCTCGGTCTGGGGAACGGGCGACATCTCGGGCACGATGCCGCTCGTCACGGGCGAAACCAAGCCGACGAAGCCGCTTCCGAAGAAGCTTGTCTCCAAAGCCAAGGACGTACTCGGAAAGAAGGAGACCAAGGCGATCATCGCCGGTCCCGAGCCCGAGGACTTGAAGTACCCCGGTCGCCAGGACGGTGCGCTGCGGATGGTCCGAAACCTGGTCGGCTCGAAGGTCAAGGGCGATGCCGGGTTCATGGGCGAGGCAGCGGGCGTCCATTCGGCCACGGGGGACCACTACGCCGAATCCTCCTATGCGCAGGACATCAACGACCCGGCTGGCAACCCAGCCGAGGGCGAGCCTCCCTACTCAGACGAGACCCTGAACACGATCCTCAAGAACCTGAAAAAGGAAGGGTTCACGGACGTTCCCGCCTCGGGCTCGATCAACGAGACCCTCTCTTACGAAGGCACCAACGAAGCCGGGTATCGCGTCCAGCTCTACACCAACGACAACGGCGCGATGAACCACATCCATATCGGCACCCGGTATGTGGGGCCCGGCGCATCGACTGGCGTCACATCTGGCGGCGTAGCCCCCGGCACAACGGGCGCCAGTGTGTCAGGCGGAACCTCGGTAGCGGGCGGAGGCGAAGGCGCACCCTCTGAAAGAACGGCCACGCGCCGCTCTCAACGTGAGAGGGACCGCGAGCAGCTCCTGAATGAGATCCTCTCCGAGCCCGAAGAAGAGCCGGTAGACGTTCTCGAAGGCTATGTCCGAAAGCCCCGGACGGCTACGCGGACCTCGAAGGTTTCACTTGGCCTTTGAGCCGGTCGTTGACGAAGAGGCGCTCGCCAGGCTCTCTTACGAGGAGCAACGCGAACTCCGCGATCTTCTCGCAGGGATTCAGGACGCGCTCAAGGAGAACCCGCTCAACGGATACGCCCCCTATCCCAAGCAACGCTCCTTCCATCTCTCCCCCGCGCGGACACGGATGTTCGTCGGCGGCAACAGGGCAGGCAAGTCCTCGTGCGGTGCCGTGGACGATCTGATCCAAGCCCTCCCGCCCCATCTCGTCCCCAAACATCTCTTGCCCTACAAGAAGTTCGGACATGATGAACCCTTCAAGGGGCGCGTGATCACGCCTGATCTCGGGCATACCATGGAGGTCGTTGTCAACAAGTTTCGAACCCTTGTCCCCAAACAGGCGATTCAGGGACAGGAGTGGGGCAAGGCTTTCGATAAGACGCGGCGCGTGCTGCGCTTCGAGCATGGGTCAACGATCGACTTCATGTCCACCGAGCAGGACTCGGACAAGTTCGGTGGCGTAGACCTCCATCGCGTCCATTGGGACGAGGAGCCTTCCGGCCCCAACGTGGAGACCATCTGGCAGGAGTCGCGCTGGCGTCTGCTCGACCACGGCGGGGATATGTTGCTTACGATGACTCCGCTCTTCGGAGTCTCCTCGCTGATCCACGATCAGGTCTGGGAGCGCCGGAACGAAGAGGGCATCTACGCGGTACAGGCATCGGTCTGGGACAACCCCCACATCCCCAAGCGGGAGATCACCGAGGCGCTCGAAGGAATGTCCGAAGAGGAGAAACGCGCTCGCGTCTACGGCGAGTTCGTCCACTTCGCAGGGCTCTTCTTCGATGAGTTCAACACCACCCGCCACGTTCCGGAAGAAGCACCCGCACCCGAAGACTTGAAGGATTGGGACGTTCTCGTTGCGATCGACCCCGGCTTGGTCAGGACCGGCGTCGTCTGGGGGGCGTTCGACTCCGACAACCACGCGATCATCTTCGGAGAGCTTTACCCCAACGACGAGCTGATCCCCGAGATCGCCACGCAGATCAGGATGAAGAACCTCGAATGGGGAATCGACCCGCTCTATTACGTCATTGACCCCGCCGCGCGCGTCCGCTCGCAGGTATCGCGCGAGCAGATCCAGTCCGCTTATGAGCGCGAGGGCATCCCGACGATCTACGGCCAGAACGACCGCGGGCCGGGGATCCTTGAGATGAAACGCCGACTCCAACAGGACGCCCTCCGAGTCTCTCCCGAGTGCAAGAACCTGATCTGGGAGTTCGGTCGCTACCGCAAAGACCCGAACGCGAATGACGAGTTTGCCGCGATCAAGAAGGACGACCACCTGATTGACGCCTCCCGGTATCTCCTGATGGAGCGCCCGTGGGGACCGATCGCCCTCTCCGCCGCCAATCAAGGCTTTCGTTTCCAAGGCGATCTCGCACCGAACTGGCAGCAACTCGAAACAGCGGGCGCAGGCTCAGGCCCGCCCATTCCCTCCTAGAAAGGAACCATGCCAAACCGCACCACTTCCGCAGGCTCAGACCGCTACACCACGATCATCGACTCACGGGTTGCGGAGATCACCGACGCCACGACCGCCGCAATCTCCATCCTCCTTCCGCACGCCGGGATGATTGTCTCAACGGTCGCATCAGCACCCCATGGTGCGGTCTACATCGACCCGGACGAATACAAGGTCGATAACACAACGCTCGAATACCGCCTCCGGGCTACCTGCCTCGTCAACGCCACCGCTCCGGCGAGGACGATGACGGTCAGCCTTCATGCGATGACAGCGGTTGCGGGCGGTGCGGATGCTCTGACCGGCACCTTCGGTGCGGCGATAGCGCCCTCGTCAGTTGCCTTCGCCTCCCCATCGCTCTCAACGATTACCACATCGGTCGCCACCTTCGGCCCGCAGCCTGCGGGTCTCTACGCGATCGGTATGACCCTTGCGGCTGGCACCATCACCGCAGACTCAGAGGTAGCGATCATCGCTTCCCTCCAAGCCCGGAACATCTAGGAAAGGAACCATGCGCCTAGTACCCAACCTTCACTCCGAGGGGCGAAAGCCGACCGGACTCGTCCCGCGCGTGTGCGCGGTCACGGGCCGCGGCGACGACCCCGAGGGCTTCATCCTCACCGACCGCCAACTCGAAGGCTTCGACCGCGACGTAGACATCTCCATCGCAGCGGTCAAGGAGATGGCTCGGATGATCGACTATGTCTCCCCCGAGGAGGTAGAGGATCTCAAAAAGCGGGTGGACGAGCTTCAAGAGGGGTTCAATCAGGCGCTTCGCCACCTTGATGCGGTAATGCAACTCAAGGAACTCTCCAACGAGGTTGAAGCGTTCGAGACCACCCCCGGAGAGTCCCCCGTCCCTGAGCCCGATGAAGAAAGCGACTTCGCTGCCAAGGCGAGAAAGGCGGTAGGCGTCTAATGGGCGATGTAGGAGGACTCAACTGCGGACGCACGACCGTCACGACTGGCGGTACGGCGGTCCCGCTCGACACCGGAACCGCGCGCATCTCAAGCGTCACGATCACCGCCGAGACCGACAACACCGGGATCATCGTGATCGGGGACTCCTCGGTCGTCGCATCGCTCGCGACCCGCAAGGGAACCCCCTTGAACGCGGGCGACTCGGCCACGGTCCAGATCTCGCAGCTCTCCGCGGTCTACCTCGACACCACGGTCAACGGCGACGGCGTGACCTGGACGAGTTCCGTCGCAGGAATGTAGGTGGCGATCAGGGTCGATAAATCGGGCCAGCGGGCGATCGTCCTCGGCAACCCCGAGTATGGGATCAGGATTACCCGCGCGGCGGATACGGGCTTCAACCCTGACTCGATAGCGGGGCTCCAAGTCTGGCTCAAGGCGGATGCGATCGTCGCGGCGGACGGTTCGTCGGTCACGACCTGGGATGACTCGTCAAGCGCCAATCACGACTTCACTCAAGGCACGGCAGGCTCTCGCCCGACCTATCAGACCAATGAGCTGAACGGGCTGCCCGTGGTGCGCTTCGACGGTACGGACGACTCGATGCTCGGCGGCGACCTGAGCGCCTCCTTCCCCTCGGCGGCAACCCTGTTCACGGTCTACACGACCCGCGACACCGAATACTCGGTCTACGACCATGAGACCAATGATGGATTCTGGCGCGAAGGGACCACGGGTAATGGTTACTTCCGTTGTTTCCGCTCCGCCAGGATCAACGGCTACCCGGCGACGATGCCCGCCACCGGCTCGCATCAGTTCACCCTGCTCTCCTCAGCCGCGACCTACAACGCTTGGCTCGACGGGGCGGACAAGGGGGCGCAAGCCGCTGCTTATATGGCGGGCGCAGGCCACATCATTGGACTCAACGGCGGTTCCGGCTACTCGGACATCGACATCGCGGAGGTTCTCGTCTACAACTCTGCTCTTTCAGCTCCGAACCGCGCTCTCGTAGAGACATACCTAAACGACAAGTGGGGACTCTAAATGGCACCGCTTACCTCCGGCCAGAAAGCCGTAACCGCGACCGCGGCGCAACTCGCATCCGCTGAGATTCCGGTTGAGTCGATCGTCCTCAAGGCACACCCGTTGAACTCGGCTGCGATCTACTTCGGCGCGCTCGGGGTCACGACCTCGACCGGCTACCCGCTGAATCCCAACGAGGAGTTCCAGATCAGCCCCGCGAACGACAACCTCCGAAAGACCCCGAAGCTGAGTGAGATCTACGTCATAGCCGCGGACGTGGGCGAGACCCTCTGTTGGGTGGCTACGCCGCGATGACGACCACGCTCGGCCTCGGGCGCCAGAACATCACGGGACTCCGCTCGGACGGGAACAGCCCAACGCTTTACACGGTCGATGTCGGCGGCTCGCCGTATGTCAAGGTGCGCGATTTGGTCGTTGACCCGGACGCGGTTCTCGATTGGGGTCCGGTTATCAACACGGCGATCGGAGATGGGGTTCGCGCTTTCTACTTCGAGGACTACGACGCAGACGCTCCCTATCCCTTTGCGACGCAGATCGACCTCTCAACAACGTGGGGAATCGTCTTTCTCGGGCCGAACGGCAACGTCGATCTCGTCGGCAACGTGCTCGGCGGCGTCAAGCAGGCCCGCGCGTATCTCCTCTGGGAGGGGACCGGCTCAGGCTCTCCATTCGACCTCACCGACTCCCTCGGATTCAGGATGGATCAGATGGGGCTCTACTACTCATCGGCCTCGTTCACCGGAAGAACCCTCGATCTCGACAACTCATGCGTCCACGCGATCATCCACGAGTGCGACATCGGCTCGTTCGGCGGCGCCCACACATCGGCGCTCTGCAACATCTCCCTTCAAGACGACTGGATCAACACGATCGAGCGTTGCAACCTGCGCGGGGCGCAATACAACATCCTCGGAGACATCGTGGGCGGTCACTTCTCGAACGCCCACCGCATCCTCGACTGCCGTTTCGCCGCCGCGACGGTAGGCCACATCGGAGGCATCGGCCAGCAATGGTCGATCCGCGATCCGATCTTCGAGATGGGCTCGGAAGGCCCGCTCGCCTCGACTCCTTCATGTGTCGTTCCAGGCCCGCACTCGAACGCCCTCATCTCCTCGTTTGAGATAACCGGGATGTGGGCGGGGGATGTCGTTGAGGAGGAGCCGTGGTTCATTTCCGACGATACGAACCCCTGGTACGCGACCATCCAAGGCTTCATGCAGGCGTCCATCGGCCCGATCTTCCAGTTCGAGGGAGGCGGTTGGGTCGAAGTGGTGGCGCTTCCGAGCCTGCTCGCAAATGACACCTCGCAGCCCCTAGTTGACCTTGGCGATACGGGAGCGGGTGCGACTGCGTTCTCCTATTTCAGCTTGCGCGGCAACGTGTCAAACGCCGTTGATGCGGTTACGAACCGCGCCGGTCATCGCAACGTAGAGATCCAGACTTATGAAGCCTCCTCCGCCAGCCTTGCCACGCGCTCTGTAGTGGGGCATGAGCGGATGGAATGGCCCCCGTCAGGGATCATCGACCGTCCCGCGATTGTGGCGGAGGCGGCGCTTGGCACAGGCTCTCCTCTCGCGGCGATGACCGGAACCGATATTGCGGGTGCGATCTACCTTCAACCCGGCACTTCGCCAACCTCGGGCAAGGTGGCGACGATCACCCTCGGGAATGAGCTGGTGTCAAGTCCCGATGCGCTCGATGCGCTCGCCGTGTTCCTTCAACCGATCTCAGGATGGAACGGGACAGTCGGTTCGGCGGGGGTGGCGGCAGGAGCGTTCGTCCGTTTGCAACCGACCAACACCGCCACTTGGGAGCTTCATGTGTCAAACGCCATCGGCAACCTCGTTGGCTACACCTACCGAGTGCTTGGACTATGACCGAACTTCTCTTCATCATCCCGATCTGCGTCTTCGGCTTTCTGCTCTACGCGCAGGGCCGCTCCCACGCTGCCGAGCTTGAGCGCCGGGACAAGCGCGAGGACACTCTCCTCAATCGCATCCAAGCGCCCGAGGTTGCGATCGCGCAGTCAGCCCCCGATCCCTCCCCGGAAGCCCTCTACCTACCGATGGACGACGATGCGGCGCATGATGCCTATGTGGAGTCGCGCTCCAACGGTGAGGTCTCCTAGTGCCTGCCGTCACCCTCTCGAACAAGAAGGAAGAAGAATCGACCAAGGTAGACGACGCGCTCGAAAGCCGGATCAAGCGCGGGCGCGAGCGTCTGCAACGGGTCTCCTCAGAGCGCGATGTGGCGTGGGAGTTTTTCCGCGGCAACCACTTTGCCTATGTGGACGACAAGAACAAAGTCCAGTTCCAGCCCACGGTCACGACCGTTCGGGGCTCGGGCAAGCCGCGCTGGAAGTCTCGCCAGAAGCGGAACCTGATCTACGACGCGGTTCTGTTCGAGACCTCAGCGGCAACGCAGCGCGCCCCCTCCTATCAGGTGGTCCCTTCGACCGAGGACCCCGAAGACCGCTCAGCCGCGGGGATCTCCGAGAAGGTTCTCCGCTACGGCCACGGCAAGTGGTCAGTCCGCAAGGCTGCCTACTCGGTTGTAATGCACGCGATCATCGCGGGCGAGGGGTTCGCGTGGCCGTTCTTCGACAACACCATCGGCCCCTTCATCGCGGAGTCGGATGAGAAGAACGCGAAGCATGTCGGCCAAGGCGACATCCGGGTCAAGGTCTTCGGTGCGAATGAGTGCTTCTGGGAGCCGGGACTTCGCTTTGAGGATTCTCCGTGGCACGCGGTCGAGCAGGCACGCCCGATCTCCGAGGTCGAACAGATGGACGGATTCCTCCTAAAGCCGAACACCCTCACCCCCGATGCCTCCCAACGCTCTCTCGCAGGACGCGGGCAGGCCCAAGGCGAGCGCAAGCTAGTTCTCGTCACCGATTACTTGGAGCGGCCTTCCCCCCGTTCTCCGCGAGGCCGATGGGTGACGATGGCGAACAACCGTCGCATTGTCGCGGATCGCGGCTATCCCTCCGAGACCGGCGACCCCGTTCTCCGCAAGCTCTCCTACGCGCCCGACCCGGATAATGACCGTGACCTCGGCCTCGTCGGGCAACTGATCGACGCGCAGCGGACCCACAACGACGCGACCAACAAGCAGGTCGAATGGAAGAACCTCGCGCTGATGCCGCAGTTCGTGGTCTCTCCGGGCCTGATGAAGCAGCAACGCCGCACCGACGAGCCGGGGAAGGTGTACGAGATCCCCGACCCCGAGCGGAACGTGAAGGTAATCCCCGTTCCCAACGTCCCCCGCGAGCTGTTTGAGATGGCGGACAGGGCAGAGCGCGACATCGGCAGGATCGCCGCGCAGAACGACATCCCCTCGCAGGTAGAGTCGGGACGCGGGATTCAGGCGCTTCTCGAAAAGGATTCATCCCGCCGCGCTGCCTTCATCGCAGGAGTGGCGGAGTGGTACTCGCAGATCGGCCACGACTGTCTCTACCTCGTCCAGGCCCACTACACCGAGGAGCGCGTTCTCCACATCCGCGGAGACTTCGGATGGGAGTCGATCGACGGCTTCAAGGGCGCTGACCTGAAAGATCAGATCGACGTTCGCGTCTTCCCCGATTCGATCGAGCCCCTGACCCGCCAAGCGGTTGAGCAGCGGATGATGAACTACGCGCAGTTGGGTTGGATCGGCCCCGAGCAGGCGATGACCGCAATCGAGTCAGGCACCGCCGAGGCGCTGATGTCACAGCTCCTACGCGACGAAGCCCGCGCGGGGCGGATCATCCAGAAGATCAAGGCAGGGATGGAGGCGCTTCAACAGATGCCGACCCTCCCGACCGGGCGGATGGAGAAGACCCAAGCCCTCGACCCCGCAGGGCAGCCCGCCTTCGATGAGGTCACGGGCGAGCCGGTGATGGTGGACTCCGATCAGCCTGAGATGGCTCCCGCGTGGATGCCCCGCTACTCGGACAATCTCAAAGTCTTCCGCACCACGTTTGAGGATTGGATGAAGACCGAGGAGTTCGAGAACCTCGAAGAGGATCAGCAACTCGTGACGGCCAACATCTACCAGGGAATCATCATGCTCGAAGCAGAGAAGGCCGCAGAGCAGGCGCAGGCGCAATCCGCCCAAGCCGCTCAGATGGGGATGGAGAATGCCGCAAGCCCGCAGGCGAAGCCTCTCCCGTCGCTTCCGTCGATTCCGGACGGCGCACCCCAACCGCTTTAGCGCGTCCACCCTCCGCGCAGCTTGTCGCCGCTAACGAGCCTTGAGGGGCGTCGCCACTTTTCGGACGGCATGGTGACGGGATACGTTGGATTCATATTGCCCTCTTGAACCATTCGCTCAAGTTCACGGAGAACTACATCTCGATTGGCAGTCGTGTTCTCACGATCCCCTTCAAGGCGAATCGGGAACTCATCTCCATCTGCGTCTACGACAGTTGCGATGGTGAACGGTGCTGGCATCGGGAACCTCCATCCGATCGTTTACTGGACAAACACAGTATAGCACACCTGTCAAGTGTGCTTCTAAGACTTCCCCGGCCTAGAGCCGGAAAACCGCAGGACAAGGGCGCATAAAGCGTCCCCCTGACATCGCGGACAAGCCCTGAGTGGCCCCGCTTCCACAAGGAGAAGTACCCATGCCAGAACAAGAGGCCCCTGCCCAAGAGCAGGACAAGCCCGCTCAGCCCGCACCCCCTGAGACCCAGGACAAGGGAACGGTTGAACCCGCCGCACCGAAGGCCGAACCGTTTTCAGACACCTTCGATCCGGCAAGCCTGCCCGAAGAACTACTTCCGGCGTATAAGCAGCTCCAAGGAGCGGCCACCCGGAAATTTCAGGAGGCGGCAGCACTCCGCCAGCCCGAAGCGGTAGCCGAGTATCTCCGCACCCTCGCACCGGAAGTGCAGGAGGCGGTACTCGAACGCATCGGAATCCAGCTCGAATCCGGCGAGGATCTCTACGAAGAAGACGAGTTCCCCGACCCGGATGAAGAAATCAGCCGCAGGCTCGAAGCGATCGAGCAGCGGTTTCAAGAGCAGGAAACGGGCCAGCAAGACGAGCAACTCGAAGATTGGGTGGTCGGACAGATCGGCTCCCAACTCGAAGACCTCGAAACTGCTACGGGGCGCGAGTTCTCAGACGCAGAGGCTCACACGATGGGTCAGATGGCTTTCGACAGGTCGCTTGCCTCCGGCAAGCCGCCCGACATGAAGGCGGTCTACGAGACCATCTACACCGAGCTTCTCCCCGCTGAGCGCAAGCGTTGGGTCTCATCGAAGAGATCCCCCCAGGCTCCGTCAGGCGCGAGTGGTTCCCATGAACCCGACTTGGACAAGCCAAGTGATCGACGGGAGTACCTCGCCCAACGGATGAGGGACATCCAAGACACGGCTTAGTCCCGGTCACTAAGCGAAAGGACTAGCTACAAATGGCTGCAGAGTCAGTAGCGAATCTTCTCGATCTCCTCAAGGAAGTGTGGACTCAGGACCGCTTGGAGAAGCAGTTCTACAATGAGAACCGCTTCCTCGACAAGATCGAGAAAGTAAATAAATACACAATCGGGCGACAGGCCCAGGTTCCGATCGAGAAGTCGCTTCCGGGCGGCTATACGGTCAAGACCGCAGCCGGTGGCGCACTCAATGCGTCGGACGCCCTGCATGTCGATCGAGCCGACTACACGCTGACCTATCACTGGCAGCAAGTCGAACTCGAAACCGGCGCGCTCAATCAGGCGGACTCGGCGGCTCACACCACCGTCGATGCTGCCGACCAAACGGTTGAGTCCAACATCGCGGCGCTTCGTCGTGAGGTTGGCCGTCAGTCCGTGTCGAACCAGGACGGCCTCGTAGCCGCCTGCGATACGGGTGGCGCTTCGACCACGGTTGAGCTGACCACAACCGGCTACGGCTATGACGCGATCGTTCGCGGCTGGCTGCGTCCGGGTGTGGCGGTTGACATCGGTACGACAGGTGACGCGGACACGATTGTCGCGGCATCGGTCATCACAGCGGTCAAGGAGGACGCGACCGATCCCGACATCACGATCGGCTCGTCAGTCTCGACCGTTGCGACGACGCACTTCGTTTCGCTGGCGGGCTCGCGCTCGGCAACGACGGGTGCCTCGATCGAGATGAACGGGCTCCGGCAGATCGCTGGTTCCAACACCCTCGCCGTGGGCGGCTTGGACGCCGACAACGCGGGCGAGGAGTTCTGGAAGCCCGCTGAGGTGGACTCAACGACGACCATCGTGTCGCTCGATCTGTTGCTCCGGTTGCAGCGGAAGGTCTACCAGAAGACGGGCAAGTGGCCGACATACGTCACCACCAGCCCGAAGCAGTGCGCGGATCTGTATGCACTGTTCCAGTCGCAGGTGCGTTTCTCGTCCGATGCTGGAACCACGGCGGGCTCCGTCGATGGGTTCACATGGAACGGGATGCACATTGTCTGCGACCCGGACATCCCCGACCGTGAGCTTTACATGCTCACGCTTGAGGACTTTCTCGTCATCACTGGCGGGGCGTTCGGCAAGCCCACCTGGGCCTCAGAGATCCAGGGTGGCGGCGGACAGTTCGCGTGGAAGCAAGGCAATACGAGTTTCGTAGATGCCGTGGTTTATCCAATTCAGTTGGGTGTCAGACGCCGCAACTCGCATGCGGCAGCGATCGCGCTAACGGGCTAAGCCCCGAAACCGTGAGATAGGGTCGGGGTGTCAAAGCCCCGGCCCGACTCTCGCAGAAAGGACAAATCACAATGGCCGTAGCTATTACTCGCCCTTCCGTTGGCGTCGATGGCGTCATGGGTAACAAGAGGCGTGTCGTCCGAGACCTTGCCTTCACGGGCAACTACACAACGGGCGGAGAGTCTCTCACCCCGACTCTCCTCGGTCTGAGGACGGTTGAAACGGTTTCGTTCGCAGGACCGGCGATGTCCACGGATCTCGTCACCATGAACCCCGTTTCCTACAACCACGCCACCTCGAAGGTTCTTCAATACGAGTCCGCAGCCACGGGGCTTGCACAGCTTGAGAAGACCTCCGCAGAGGCGTACGCCACGGGCTCGGCAGTCCGAGTCACGGCAATCGGCACCTAGCCGGTGAGTCTCTGGGCCTCAGAAGGCAGTCTCCTCGCCTCGCACCGATCGGAGCTTCGGCAGTCGTTCGATGCGGCGGCGAGGGAACTCGCCTACTGGAATGAAAGGTTGAAGCGGATCGACCCCGCGTTGCAGCTCGTCAGGGCTTCATCGAACGCGACCATGCCCGGCCTGAGACCGGGCTATTACCACGTTGTCAGAGACAACGGTGCGTCCCCGCCGACGATCATCGTCCACGAGGGCGAGGACGGAGAGTGGCTAGAGCCCAACTCCTTCATGCTCGAACGGCTAGAGAAAGGCGATGTATGGAATACCCGCGCCGTCCGCGAGAGCGAGAAGATCACAAAGGCGGCTGCGCGCGAGGCCGAGGCAGAGCGTGTTTTGGAGCGCGAGGATCGCAAGGAAGAACTCAAGTCTCGGATCAAGCACGCGGTATCCCCCGGCACCCGTTTCGACAAGGGCATCCCTAGCTGATGGAGTTCCTTGATCTCATAAACGAGGTCAAGGCCCGCGGCTTCGATGAGGTCGGGGACGACCGGATCAAGCAGTGGCTGAACCGCGCCTACGCGCGCATCTGCGACCGGCAGGTGTGGCCCTTCTGCGTCACTTCCACTTCGGGGACCGCTCCCCTGACGATCTCCGACCTGCGCTCGGTCTATGCGGTCAGGGACTCCGGGCAGGAGATGAACCTCGAATACGCGGACATCCGAGACATTCGCGTTCTAGACCCCGGCGAAGACGCGACTGGTGGAGCGGTCTGCTGGTATCAGTCCGGTGAGGCGATCGCCATCTACCCCGCCTCCGGCGCGACGATCTCGGTCGATTACGTCCAGACTCCCGCCGATCTCGTAGCGGATGGCGACGAGCCAGTCCTTCCCGCCCGCTATCACCTTCTGGTAGTCGATGCCGCCGTGTGTGAGGCGTACAAGGATTCGGACAACCTTGAGGCGTGGCAGATCCTCCGCGGCGACGTTGAAGAGCAGATCGTGGAGATGGAGGCTGCCATCCTGATCCCGAACCTCGATGGCGCTCAGGTGGTTTCAGCGGGCTTCAACTCCTCAACGGACTGGTAATGGTTTACACACCGGCCTCGTTTGAGACCTTCGGGCTCGGGCTCAACCTGCGCGACAAGGTGGATGCCGTCCGTTCAGGCGAGGCGATCGACTGCTTGAACGTGGAGTTCACCGAGCGCGGAGCGGTCCGCCAGCGCGGCGGCTATGCCAATTTCAGCTTCTTCGCAAACGATGTCGGTTCCCTTCACGCCCACTATCGCGCTGCGGCAACCCCGCAGCTTCTCGCAGGTTGCGGAACCCGCATAGATGTTCGGGACAATGCCGGGGCCGCAGTCACTTCGATAACCGGCCTCACCGATGGGATCTGGGACTTCGCCCGCTTCGGCGCTCCCGCCGCCAGCCCCAATGCAGAAGTGTCCTATGCGGGGCAGGGGCTCTCGACGCTCAAGCAATGGGACGGCTCGGCTTGGTCAACCATCTCCAACACTCCGAAGGCAGGGGCGCTCGCGGTGATGGCAGTCTCGAACCGGCTCGTCGCGGGGCGGTTCCTCTCGACCACGGGCGGGCCAACGGGCGCTGCCGATACTTCCTCTCCCTCCCATGTCTATTTCTCAGATCCGGGGCTCCCCGAGACATGGACGGCCAACAACTTCATCCAGGTAACCCCCGGTGACGGCGAGACAGTCCAAGCGGTTGTCGCGTGGCGAGAACTCATATTTATCTTCAAGGAGACCAAGTTCTTCGTCGTCTATGGCGAGTCGGTAGCCGGTGACGGCAATCCGATCTTCGACTACCGCGCGGTTGATACCGGTGTCGGGCTCGCGTCCCCGCGGGCGGTGTGTGTCTCAGAGCAGGGCGTGTTCTTCATGGACCGCACGGGCGTCTACATCACTTCGGGCGGCGAGCCGACCAAGGTCTCTTCGCTGATCGACCCGATCTTCAAGGGCGGTTCTTCGAGCTTCTACCTCGGCGGCGAACTCGACCACAACTCGATCACCGATTGCGCGATGGCTTACCACGAGGGGCGGGTCTACCTCTCCTTCCCGATTTCCGATGAGGAGGGTCGCACGCTCGTCTTCGACCCGTTCGCGGATTGGTGGTCGCTCTGGGATCTTCCTTCCAGCGCGTTTGTCTCCTTCAAGATCGAAGGGCAGCCCGAACTCTTCTTCGCCTTCGAGCAGTGGGCCTATCGCCAGGGCGATACCTATACGAACGACGACTTTGAGAGCACTAACACGGCGATCGCCTCCCGTTGGAGGTCGGGTTGGTTCGATTACGACAACCCCGTGGTGAAGACGATCCGCGAGTCGAAGCTATGGGGCGCGGGCGTCGTCGGT